GTGAACCACTCCCTCGCCTGGCACTGGCATTTCAGACGCAGCCGCTCCCGGCTCTGGAGCGACGCCTGGGGCTGGGCCACCGATGCCACCGTCGTTGCCGCCGTGGTCGGTGTGTTCCTGTGGTTGGTGGCGACGTTATGATCGAAACGCTCTTCATGGCGTGGCTTCTGGTGATGCTCGTGGTCGGTCTGGTCCTGATTCTTTACGCCGTGATCAGGGCGCCGTTTCGCTTGTTGGAGGGTCTCGGCTCCGGGGGTTGGTCGGACAAGGAGCCCATCATCATCTTCAGCCGGAAAACGTGGTCGTGGCTGTTACCGAAGTCCAAGTAGTCCCTCGGCCATGCGCGGGATGCTGAGTTCCTGACCCGTGGGCGAGGGCGGTGGCGCCGCTGGCGCCGTCTTCACTCCGCCTTGCTGACCGAGGAAGCGGGCGGTGGCGGCGATGGACCTCGCCCCCGGCGGCAGGCGTCCCATCTGACGCAGGTATTGCTGACCATTCTCCGAGAACAGGTATTCACCCATCCGGTTGACGTTGCGCGACGCCATCCAGTTCTGGATGTTATCGGCGGCGCGCGGCGCCGCTTCCAGACTGAGGAATTTAAGCGCGCCGATCAGTTTACTCCCAGGCGTGTCCCTGGCGCGCTCTTTCAGATCGGCGGCGGAGGCCAGACGCCCCGCCGTGGCGCTGTTGGCCCCGCGCGCGCGGGCGACATCCTCCAGCGTCCCCATGAAGTTCTCGAAGCCCTGAAACGCCTGAGGGTCCATGGCCGCCCGCATCGAGGCTTGTTTATTCGGGTCGCTCCACAACTGGCGACGCAGCATTCCCGGATTGAACCCTTCCTGGGACTGTACCGTCTTGTCGAACAGGTCTTGCATGTAGGCCCGCGTGCCCGCGTTCCATTCGGCTTCTTTTCCCGCCTTGATGAAGGACTCCCGCGCCGCTCCGATGGCGCGCGGATTATTGCTCTCGAAAAGCGGGGAGACGATCGCGCGCACGCGCTCCGTCCCCAGGTCGGCCTTTCCGACGCCGGTGATGTCCCCCAGACGAGCCGCCTCCCGCAGTCCTGGCGCGGCGGTGTCGCGCGCCGTCTCATAGGTCGGGTAAACCGCGTCGAGATGGGTGCGGAGGTCGGTCCTCAGGGCATCGATGGAATCCGCCGTCGAGTTTTGTCCCGCGAGCTTCGCCGCGCTGTGCGCCTCGTCGAGCTTTATCTTGGCCAGGTTCCATATGTCGAAGTTGGGCGTGGCCGGCGGCGGCAGGCGGAATCTGTTCTCGTATTCCTTGCTCGCCGCCTCCAGCGCGGTTTTCACCGCCGGGACATTCGCGAGTGTGTCCAGGTCGGGGGATGTCTGTGACCCGCCGGCCCTGGCCGCGTCGTAGTAAGGCGCGGCTTTGGCGTTCGTTTGCTGCCGCACGATCCGTTCCGCGTCCGTCGCGCCTTGCTGAAACTGAAGCGCCGCGTCGGTCTTGTCGGCCTGTGGTGACACGCGCCCGGCCGTGTCGTCGAAGGCGCTGATGACCTTGGGCTGTTGCCTCTCATAAAATCGCTTCGCGATATCCGCCCCCGCCGGTCCCGCGCTGCCGGATGTGTAAGCGTCCTCCATGCCCAGCAATGACGGCAGGCCGCTCGCCTGCCCCGGTGTCAACGGCACGCCTTGCGCGTCCGCCCGCGCGTAGCGATCGGCGATGCGCTGCTGGATGACCGGGTCGCGCAGCATCCGGAGATCGTAATCGCTGGCGCCCATGGGGTTGGGCCGGAAGCCGCGCACCACACCCGCCCCCAGAAGTTGCCCCAGGGCCGCGCCAAGCCCTTCGTGGGCGGTCTGCTTCCAGTTGTAGTTGACCGCGCGCGGCCCCGCCTGAGGCTTGTCGGGGGGCGCCGGGATGCCGGGGTCGAGTTGTTGCGCGAATGATTGGCGCGCGGCGTCGCCGATGGCCGCGCCAGCGCCAGCCGCCAGGGGGCCGGCGACGAGGGACGTGGGCGCGGCGATGGAACCGCCGATGATGGCCCCGCCCGCCGGGAGGCCGGGACCGGCCAGTCCCGCGAGGCGCTCCACCGGATGGGTCGGGATCAGGGATTTCGGCTGATTGACGGTGGGTGAATAAGGTGGCGGGTCGATGTAGGAGGCTTTCCCGTCGTCGCCCACGACGGCGAGGCGTCCGTTGACGCCAGGGAAGACCCGCGATTCCGCCTCCAGTTGCGGCAGGTTCGGGAACAACTGCCGCGCGACAATCCGCCGCCGCTGCTCCGGGTTCTGGTCCGACGCCATGCTGCCAGCGGCCAGCACGCCCGGCGCCGCCGGTGTGTCTTCACGAATGGGCGTGCCCATGGATCGTCCCACCGGGGTCGTGGGGTTGGTCAGGATGGGTCCGCCGTTCTGGTAGGGGACTTTTAGCGGGCTGGTTTCCGGGGCTGGCGCCTCGGGGGAGGCGGACGCGGTGGCGTTCGCCAGGGCACGCGCCTGGGTGTCTTCGTCCCGTGGAAAGGCCACGCCGCCGGAGGGGCTGGCTTCGCGGAAAACATCCGCCGCCGTGCGGGTGTCTTCCTCGGTTCCGCTCATTATTCCCGCACCATGAGTTGTTGTGTCAGGACACCACGTTCATCCGGTATCCACGCCGTATAAGGCCGCCCACTCTGGGTATGGACCCGCAGCCACTCTCTCGCGGCGGCGGCGCTTCCGGGGCCCTCGAACTTCGGCGCCGCCGGGATGACGGGGCCAAGGCCGCCAATATTGATGCCGTTCTCATCCAGTTTACGTGGCGCGTTGATGGCGTCTTTCAGGTGATAAAGATTATGCGCGGGCTTGCCCGTCTTCGGATCGGTCCGGTTAAAGTAATCATTGGTGAACTCTTGTGTTTCAACAACGCGATCAGCGATGTTTTGCAGGAACGCCGTGGCTTTCTGACGACCTTCTGGTGATTCCAACAAGCGGGGCATCGTTGTTTTAAATGACGCCAGATCCTTGTCCGACATCGGCCCCGCCCCGGTCGCGCGCAGCTGGCCCGACAGATGATTGGTGAGGCCGGTGAATATCGCGATGTTATCGGCGGTTCCGGGATCGACAATCCCGGCTGCTTCAAGCCCGGAAGCCAGTTGCGGATACTGCCCCATGAGAGAGGACAACAACCCTCCCGGCGGCAGCTTGCTCATTAGAGCCGGGAGCTGCCGTATCTGATCCGAGACTGACAGCGCGGCGGCGGCGGCGGTGGCCTGGTCCTTCATTCGCTGCTTATCGCCTTCCATGGCGATCTTGGCGCCCTCTTTATCCTTGTCGAAATCAGCGTTGATCCGCGCCAGATCCACGGCATGGGTCTGCGCCTGCTGCGCCGCCGCCGCCTTGTCGTATTTATCAGCCTCTTTTTCGTAACGTGTCTGGATGCGAGTGTCCTGTTCTTTATCGTAAGCTGATCTCTTGACCGCCGCATCCTGGGCCTTACTCGCCATTTCCTCCTGGAGCTTCGCCTCCAGGGCGGCGCGATCCTCGATTATCTTGGTCGCTTCCGTCTGCTGCTGCGCGATCGGCAGGTTAGGGCGATTGGCGATCCGCTGTTGAATGCCTTGCCGCGCCGCGTCGAACGCCGCCTGACGCTTAGGTGAGAGGTTGGGGTTGAAGTCTTCGGTGGCCGGCGGCGGAACATACTCGCGCGCGCGGAACTCGGAATAAGAGCCGGGATGCGCGACAACAATACCCCCGGCGATCGGGATGGGTGGGTATTGCGCCGCTGTCGTCGGTTGTTGTCCGCCCGCCCGCGCGGTGACGACGGCCCCAGGCTGGTGGACCAGGGGATTGGCCTGGGCATTGGCCATACCGGCTTCGATGTCGGTGACATCGGCGGCGGAAGCCGCGGCGGCGGCGGGCGGCAGGGTCGGGATGGCGGTTCCGGTTGGACCTCCCGGCCCCGCCGTCTGGGCGCCACCAGCCAACAGAGGCGGTTCCGGGGGTGGCATGGTGGCCTGTCCAGGCGCTGCTGGTGTTGTCGCCGGAGGAGGGATCTGAACCTTGGCGTTCGGGTTTTGGCCAACAGGGGTTGGGGCCGCTGGCGCGCCTCCCGCCAGTGCCTTTTGAGCGCCAGGAATGTAGCGGGTGACATTCTGGACGTAGTTGGGATCGCCGCCGCCGTTGTAGGCTTTGAGCGCCTTGGTGACACCCTCCGGCGTCCTGAGATCAGCCCCCGCCGCCTTGGCGCGAGCGGCGAGATACCGGGCCGAGAAATCGATATTGGCGGCGGGGTCGCGCAGCGCCTTCGGATCGGCTCCCGCCATGCCAAAACCGGGGGATTTAGCGGTGGCGGGAAGGATCTGGCCGAGGCCAACCTCACCCGCGCCACCCGTGGCGCCAGGGCTCAGGTTGCTCTCTTGCTTGTGTTGGGCGATCAGCAGCTCGACCGGAACGCCATATTTCTCCGCCGCCGCCTGATAGTGTGGCAGCAGTTCGGGAGGAACGGTGTAGTTCCCAATTGACCCGCCGGCGCCAATATTGGCGCCCGGCGTCACTTCACCGCTCAGGAGTTTCTGCGTATTCGCCGAGCCCGTCAGTTGCTGCTGCAACGACAACAGCGGCAGCGCCGCCCTCAGCTTTTCCAGGTCCGCGTGCTGGCTCTCGACGGCGTAGTTCTGCCGCGCCGCCAGCATTCCCATGGCCTGGCGCGCGGTGGTGTCGTAACCGCGTTCCGCCGCCTGGAAGCCCTGCGCGAGATTCGACCCCAGGGTCTGTCCCGGAACGTAGTGCGAGGCGGCCATCAGCCCGGTGCCGAACCGCGACAGCGATTGCAGACCCGCCTGCTCCCGCTCCTTTGGCGACAGTGCGCCAAGAGCGCCGGGACCCGGAGAGCCGGCCGCCTCGCCAAGCAGGGAGATGCCGTGGCGCAGGCCGCCCCAGAAACCGCTGGTATCGACCGGCGTCTGGTCCGGCTGGACGTTCGGCAGCCCCTGCCCGACACGCAGAAGGGTGAGGTATTTGTTGATCTGCTCCGGTGTCAGACCGGAAACATCGGGTGTGGCGGTATCAGCGGTTTCCGTGGCGGCCATGGTTTTACACCCCCAACAGGCCGAGCGGCCGTGGTTTGGGCGACGGCGGACCCCCCGCGACCACCGGGCCGTGCGCCGCCTGCTGATACAGCATTTGTTTCTCGGCCAGTATGTTTAGCAATTCGCGGATGTCCAGCGGCCGCCCGTGGCCGGCCGAAGACTGCGGCGTCTGTATTTGCGGTGGCGCGAGGGAGGGGATCGTGCCGGGGTTTTTGGTGACATCGTTCGCGTCGCCGCCCGCGCCAAATGTCTTCATCGCGTCAGCCCAGTTGACGCCGGGGCCACTACCGCCCCAGGCGCCGCTGTCGATCGGACCGCCCACGGTCCCCGTGGTGGCGGGCGCGATGTCACCCCATACAGCGTCGGTGAATGCCATCGGCTACCCCCTTATCCTTTGGCGAAGCTGCCGGCGATGCTGCCCCCGGTGCTGGCCAGTTTCGATATCATGCCGATATACGAGCCAACGGTGTTGAGCAGGCCGGGATCGGTCTTTTGCGTGTTCTGGCCCCAGCCCTGACTGGTCGAGGTGGTGCCGTAAGGCACCGAACCGAGGGAGCCCAGCAGCGTGTAGAGATTCTGATACGGCTGCTGATATTGCGCCGCCCAGTTGCCCATCTGCTCGTCGATCAGTTGCTGCTGATACTGCTGCTGCGATGTTCCCGCCGCCTGCAGGCCGGCGGTCTGCTGCTGATTGAGGTTCGCCTGCGTGACCGCCTGGCCCGGCAGTTGCTGCGCCGAGAGCAGGCCCGCCGCGAGGTTCTGGTTGGCGAGGCCCTGACCGGCCGCCTGGGCGTTCTGATAGCCCGCCTGGCCCATGCCCGCGAGGCCGGTGGCGGCGTTGTAGCCCTGCTGCCCGGCCTGGGAGGCCAACCCATAGGCGGGCGTCAGTGCCTGTCCCCAACCACTCTGCAACAGATCGCCAATCTGTTTTTGCGTCCCGAGCTGGATCGCCGCGTCGGATGTCCCTTCGACGACGCCCTGGCGGGAGCCACCGAACGCGCCGACGTTATTGGCCTGGCCCGCGATCTGCTGGCGCGCGATCTGGCGCTGCTGCTCGCCCGCCTGGATCATCGGATCGATGACGCTCTGGGCGTAGGGCGACATGAGTTGCTGGGCATTGGAACCGACCTGTTGAGCCGTTGCCGGCCCGCCCTGGAGATAGCCGCCCAGCAGCCCCTGGGCGGGCTGCATGACGTTCTGCTGATAATTGCCGTAGAGTTGATTCGAGAGATCGTTGATACCGGAGGCGGTCTGCGGCGCGGCCTGTCCGATCAGGTTGCCCCAGGCGTTCGCCGCCTGACCAAAGGCGGGATTGGCCGAGCCCTGGAGCGCCTTGATCTGGTCATAAGCCTGCTGCGTGAGGGGTGACTGACCGGCGACCTGCTGGCCCTGGTAGTAGGGCGTCGGCGTCTGGTTGCTCAGGGCGACGGAACGGTTGACCGCCTCCTGGGAAGCGTTGCTCAGCCAGTCCGGGATTTGCGTGCTGGAGTTGCTCGACTGCTGGCTCGTCGAGGTCTGTGAGCCGCCTTTATTCCCTCCCATGACTTTCCCCTTCCAGGGTCAACGGCTTCCACAGATTGAGCGTCGGCGCCGCGCGCCAGCCGGTCTTTCCCAGCGGCCCGAGCCAGCCCCGCCGCCCCACGGCGGTGGCGACGGTGCAGCCCTGTTCGATCGCCCAGGGGTTCACGTCGTGCTCCAGCGCCAGGCAGTCGCGCAGGCACCCTGAGACAAGCCAGTAATGGACCACCTTGCGGCGCGGGAAGTCATGCAATTCCGTGACGACAGACCCGTCGCCGTTTTCCCAGAACTGGGCTTTACCGGCTTTCACGAGATCGATCACATCCTGAATTTCATGGGTGTTGCCCCCCTGGTCCAGGGCCTTCTGTAATCGCGCGCGTTTCTCTTCGCTCGATAACATTCAGGTAACGATACGATCCAGCAGCATTGATCCCATCGGCGTGACCCGGATGCGCCAGACGCTGCCGTCGGTCGCGCGGATGTTGACCGCGTCGAAGGTCGGAATGGGGTCCGGGGGCGAGGCGGGAATGGCCGGAGGATGAGCGAGAGCGAACGGCTCCGGGGTGGATCGTTTTGGAAGTGTCATATCCGGGGGACCTGTTCCGTATGTAAAACGCCGGCATCATCTACCGTTAAACGATAGGTCGAGCCATCCGGCGCGATCAGTCCCACGAACACGAAAGCGGGACCGGCCAGTCCGGCGTTGGCTTTTCTGTTCAGTTCGGTGGCGATCGCCGCCAGCCGCTGGTCGAGGCCGCCGCCCGAGGGAACGGTGAACGGCGCGGGCGGGCGGGAGACGGGACGAACGCTCATCGACGGCCACCACCTTTCGCTTCCAGCCGAGGGCGTCCAACGGCCCAGGGGCTGTCCGATGTCGCTTCCATTCTCATGCGGATGGAGCGACCGGAGAAACGCATGTCCATGAGCCCGCCGTGAATGACGGTGTAGAGGCCGGTGTCATACTCGCTCTCGACATCGTGCGGCTGCTCGCGCGGGAAGAACCTGTAGCCGAGGACATCTGGCGGACCATCGGCGTCGAAGACGAGCTGGGTGACGTGGAATCGTTTGTCGCCCTCGCCGGCGACGATGTCGCCGCTCTCGGCGTAGATCAGGCCGAGGGGCGCGCGCGGGATGCCGTTGTCCAGCCAGCCCCACTCGTGAAGATAGAGACCGCCCCCGGCGCCCAGCGGGCCGCCAAGGACGGGATAATCCATCGTCCCGCTCGGGTCCGCCGCCGTGCGTGTCCTGACGCCGATGGCCCACGGATGCGCCGGGTCGGCGAAATTGAGCGCCAGATAGCGGTTGGTCTCGGGCGCGCCTTCGTCGGGCCAGTCCCACCAGAGTTCGGAAAACGCCGGGTTGGGACTACCAAAAACACGACCGACCCTGGAGCGGTTGACCAGGGAGTAGAA